TCCGAGTGCTATCTTCTTAAAAGATTGCATTCTGAAGGTATTATAGTTATCTCCAAATCGCTCCCCGAAATGGGTAAAGCTGCGGAGATCTCTATGATTACTGGGGAACCTATCAAGATTCCTCAGACCTTCAAATTAAGATGGAAGTCGCGTCTTCCCGTTTTCCTCTATGATCTTTTTATAGAGGCATGGGATGATGACGGTCGACCGAAATGGGTCCTCGCAACTCCGGACGATACCGGAAAGGCTAATCAATCTTATGCTTATTATTGCATTAGACAAATCCAGGAGCANTAGCTTATAGTAAGGCTGTAGATTTAGGAACCTCGGTTACGGACGATGAAGCCCTCGAGGGCTTTGTTGAACGAATATCTGGTCAACCAGATATTACCGCCCCTTCATGGTTACTCAACAATGCTCGCAGACTTCTGCGAGAGGTAACTATGGATGGCGATTCTCTGAATGCCATGTTAGCCCAATGGGATGAGGATCCCTATGGCAGACATGGTCCAGGAGCAGTAGCGTGTAAGGAGAAAGACTTGTCAAAGTGGAACTTTCGTAGAATCAGTGGGTTGCCAAGAAAACTGTTTACTTGGCGTGACTCTACTGAGGACACGTTAGGATGGATTGAGCACTCGATCGGACCCTTCGTTAAGGGCGATACCGATTCTGTTGCTCGCGCAGTATGTGTTCCTAAGGACTTTCGTGGTCCGAGGATCATATGCATTGAGCCTAAGGAAAACCAATTTGGCCAACAGGGCCTATGGTCTGTACTTAGTTCGTTAATCCATGCGCACACTTTGACGCGGGGATGCATCCGTTTCGATAATCAAGAGAAGAATGCTCGCTTATGCAAGCGCTCTGATCTCGCGACTATCGATCTTAAGGATGCGAGTGACATGGTCTCGCTAAAACTATGTCGTCTCCTCTTACCAAAAGAGGTCTTCGCTCTAGTTACGCGTTTTCGATCTCGAGCTATCTCGATAAACGGAGATATCAAGAAATCGAATTGCTTAGCAAGCATGGGATCTGCGGTTTGCTTCCCAATGGAAACATTGGTATTCTGGGCGATTGCACAATCTGCAATTCATCCAGCGGATAGCAGACTACCCGTACGCGTGTTTGGTGATGATGTTATAGTCCCGAAAGGGTCTGCAACATTCGTCGTCAAAATGCTAGAGAGCTGTGGTTTTAAAGTCAATCGTGCAAAAACATGCATCGAGACTCCCGTAAGGGAATCTTGCGGTGCATACACGATGTACGGTAACGATGTTAGAGTTACCCGCTTTAAACACACACGTGCTGAGAACCTACCGTCATGGACATCACTACTTAAAAATGTAGTGGAGCTGGAAAGTCGTTTGCTACG